TTTCATGGCAAACCCAAGCCACATCAGATAGAAGATCCAAAAATTATAAAACATTGGCAATGATCGATCTTGTCAATTTGATAAATAAAAGTAACTGAAAAAGGAAACCAAAATGCCTACTCGTACATACAAACCACTTGGCAAAGCCTGGTCAACTACAGACGATGTAGCTGTACAAGGAACTATAACATTCAACGGTGATGCTGTTTACACCGGAGATTTAACATCTACAAACGGTACACCCGATAACACAATTGATTTTAGCACTTTACAAGATCTTTGTTCTTGGGACGGAGAAGTAGTGTATGGTACTGTTCCTTTTGAAATTGAAGTAACACAAGGCACACTATTATTTTCAAGCATAAAAATGAATTATCTTTACGAAATTTTGTCGGTTGAAATTAAACCTGATGCTGCTTGGACTGGTGGTTATACACCGGCAGATGCAGACGAAGTTGTAGCTGATATGCAGGCATACACATCAACACACGGACTGGCTCCAATTACAGAATCAACAACAGATGTAAGTGAAAAATATGGAATGACATGGGCAGCAGTCAAAGCAAATTTAAACGAAACAGTTGTTACATCCGCAGCAGATAACTTTGAGGTTCCTTGGCCTGCTGAAAAAGCAAACGAAAGAATAACAAACCCCAGACTCGACGGCGCACCAATGGATGTTACACCAGCAGTACCCGACGATGAAGATGGCAATTGGTATTACATGATTCCCCCAGGCTCATCCTTTACAGCAAACATAGTATTACCAGCACAATAACAAAAATAAAAATTTCTTGTAATTGACCCTGCTCTTGTAGCAGGGTTTTTCTTGACCGATAAAAAAATTTAAAAAATGCCAGATTCTGGTTGACAAACGGTTGTCAATATGCTATTGTATATGCATAAGCTAGACAACACGAGGTATAACATGTCAAGAATTGTTCACTTAGAAAACGGTACAGCTATCAAAGCAGATATTGTTGAAACATTTGATCGCGCTGTAGTAGCAGAAGATAATGTGGCCCGTGGTGTTGGCAGCACTGATTTTTGGAACTTTGTAGAAGCTGACATGTACATGGAACATTCAGGCATCTACAACAGCAAATACATCCAAGAGTGCTTTGACACACTTGCAGATTGTTGGTCAGAAGTTGACAATTTTTATGCAACAATGTTTGGGAAAGTGGCATAATTTCGGTTGACAAACTTTTTAAAAAATCGTATAATAATTGTACAAAAATAAAAAGGGCTAGACAACATGACAAAAGTGTTAATCAAAAAAGGTACGTATCGCAATCAAAAAGTCAACGGTAAAACATTTGAAATGGTACGTGACTTTCAAACAGATAAAAAAGGCGGAACTGTGATTGTCAAAAACAACAACACATTTCCGGGTTTTGCAGATCGTATACGTATTCGAGTTGACAGTATCGACAACATAAAGTTTATTGGCAGCACCAATAAAAAACAAGATAATTCTATTCAGTTTCCGAAAGAAACTGATGAACAAGTAATGGATCGAATCGAACAGCGATTCCAAATTTTAGAAGACATGACTCGGGCCGCTATCAATGGTGATATTCGTGCCATGATTGTACAAGGTCCTCCCGGCGTAGGTAAAAGTTACGGTGTAGAACAAGAATTAGAAAAAGCAAGTTTGTTTGATACTATTTCAAATCGCCGTGTCAAACACGAAATTATCAAAGGTGCCATGACACCCATTGGATTGTATGCTTCGCTTTACAAAAACAGCGATGCTGGTAATGTTATGGTGTTTGATGACTGTGATTCAATTTTGATGGATGACTTGAGTTTGAACCTGTTGAAAGCAGCTCTTGACAGCGGCAAAAAACGTCGAATCAATTGGAATGCTGACAGTGCATTGCTAAGACGTGAAGGCATTCCAGATGCATTTGACTTTAAAGGTTCGGTAATTTTTATTACCAATCTTAAATTTGAAAGTATTAGAAGTAAAAAGTTGCAAGATCATTTAGAAGCGTTACAATCACGTTGTCACTTTTTGGATCTCACACTAGATACCACACGTGATAAAATTTTGCGTATTCGACAAATTTTCCGCAAAGGTGATCTATTCCAAGACTATCGTTTCACTGCCGAGCAAGGTGAAGAAATTGTGCAGTACATGCAAGAAAATCATGCCAAGCTACGTGAAATTTCATTACGCATGGCATTGAAGTTAGCAGACCTTACCAAGGTAAGTGACAATTGGAAAATGTTAGCTGAATCAACGTGCATGAAACACGCACACTCGAAATAGTCGCCACACTAGTCTAGCTCCTAAGGCGACTAAACTTGGGGTACTGTTGCTAATAGCTCAGTACCCCCTTTTTTTACATTTAACGGTTGAAAAAACATAACTACAACATGAATATTGATAAACCAAGACTTCCAGTAAAGATAATGCCCACTAGGCCTTTATATAAATGGAGTAAAATTTTCAATCGTTTACAACGAAACTTTTTTGTTGAGCCAACCAAGCTACGCAGAGAAAAACAAATTGAAGACTTTATTCGACTAAACGGATATCAACAGCCATGGATAATAAAAGACACTGACATATTGCATAGTGTCAATCAAGCTGAATCTATTGACCAAGCCGACATCATAGTAATAACAGATCAAAAATTCAGTCGATATCCGTGTCCAGAATTGATTCGTCAGATTCAAATGAAACTACATCAATGTCCGGAAATGTATCTTTGTTTGAATCGACACTACATCAATATTGACAACAGTTTTCATGACATGACATTGGACGAAAACTTCAATCGAGCAATAACCGAATGGCTGTCAAAAAACTTACCTGGTGTACAAGTAATAGATCTTGGATTGGATTTTGTAGACTATGGTCGTAGCTTTAGTTGGGCAGTAGCAGATAGGCATTATTATTTAAAACATGGATAAAATAATAGAATTTTTTAACCAGTCTGAAATGCACACAGATTGGAAAACACAATACATACGATATCGCTTGGGTCGACTCAAACATCAGTACTGGTTATGGAATAGAAAAAGAACCCAAGATGTAATGGTTGATGAATATGATTATTTTATTTTAAAAAATTTTCAACCCGGTACTACAGCATTTTTTGCCAGCTCTGGCTACTATTTACGAGACATATGGCCAGATATTGTTGCCATTGAAATGCATCCAGTGGTTCAATCGTTTTATCCCGAAGCACATATTTGCACAGACAGAGATCAGCTGCTAGAAGTGTTGCCCCAGGGCGCTGACAATTTCGCTGTGGTTAACAACCGAGGAGACATATGGACCGAGATTGAAAACGTAACTGGATATGTCAAGCAATATATTCGAGCAATGAATCCTGGATGTCGATTCTTTTATAGTTTTCGTGACACACAGATAGTGGGATTTAACCGATTGCGAGTAGATATGGAAAAATTCTTTTTAGACTGGGCTCTAGACCTTGAACAGTTTGGCTTAAAACTGGTGTGGCATGACATAAGATTTGATCGTAAACTGCCTGACGAAAATGGGTATTATGACATGTTAGAAAATCCCGACACCACAAACGGAAATTTAAAATATGCGTTTGTTTATCAAGGAGAGCCTTGGGAGATAGTTCAATGATTTTTGTAGTTTACATGGGAGGTACTGCTGGAGACCTTGTGGCTTCCATGATTGACTGGCAAGACAGTAGACTTGAAATGTTACAGGATAGAATGGAACTTCCTCTGCATCGTCAACAGTTGAAAAAACCACACACGTTTGCTTCTGACGAAGAAAAAGATCAGTATGTTCGTGAAATGAGTCAACGGTATCGCAGTTTACCAAGTCATGACTTGGATTATCATTTAAAGCGTCAACACCGAGTGATTGGTATTGCAGTTGAAACACCTGAAATGGCTCAAAAAGCAGCACTTCGTTTCAAACGAAGTCATCGTGCTCGAGTATGGGAATCCGTTTGCCAAGGATTTGGAATAGAAACTACTAGGCAATATGCTGATCTTGTGTTAAACTACAGCAGTGTAATAAAAGAAAAAGTCAATGTAGTGATAACAATGGAAGATATTATTAATGGAAATCTTTTGAGAGACTTGTCAAGTAACTTTGGCATTGGATTTAGTCAAAAAGATATCCATCGTTACAATACATGGATGAACTTAATTAATGGGCGAACTGTGTACTAATGCCACAATGTACGATTATTGTAAAAGACGAAGTCAATTGTAAGATTGAAGGACTGGACCTTGACATGCGTCGACGGCTGGTGAATCAATTCAAATATCAAGTACCGTATGCTCGATACCTCCCGGCAGTCAAGTTGGGTAGATGGGATGGAAAAATTGCTTTTTTTCAGCTTGGTGGCAGCACTTATGTCAATATGTTACCAGAAATTATTCCCATACTTGAAAAGTATAACTATGCAATTGACTTAGATGATCGAAGAACGTATCAATCGAGTTTCAAGTTAGATCCAGTTGACACTGATACTTTTAGTGATATTCATTGGCCCAAGGGACATCCGGCAGCTGGCGAATCAATTGAATTAAGAGACTATCAAGTTGAAATTGTAAATTCATTTCTATCAAATACACAATGTTTGCAAGAAATAGCAACCGGTGCCGGTAAAACAATCATGACAGCCGCATTGAGTCAACGAATTGAACCATATGGACGCAGCATTGTTATTGTGCCCAACAAAAGTCTTGTGACACAGACTGAAAAAGATTATCGCAACATGCAGCTAGATGTTGGTGTGTTTTATGGTGATAGAAAAGAGTTTGGGCATCAACACACAATATGCACTTGGCAAAGTCTTAATGTGTTACTTAAAAACACACGAAATCAAATGGCTGACATCACAATTGGAGACTTTTTAGAAGATGTTGTTTGTGTAATTGTTGATGAAGTACACATGGCCAAAGCCGATGCACTAAAAACATTGCTTACAGGAGTAATGAGTCATATACCAATACGTTGGGGATTGACAGGTACAATACCAAAAGAAAAATTTGAATCCGAAGCATTGACAGTGTCAATTGGCCCGGTTATATCGAGATTGGGTGCTGCTGAATTACAGGATCGAGGTGTATTGGCCAATTGCCATGTAAATATTGTTCAATTGGTTGACCATGTTGAATACAACAACTATCAAAGTGAACTCAAATATCTATTGGAAGAATCTGGCAGACTTGACACAATGGCTTCTCTTATTCAGCAAGTTAACGAAACAGGCAACACATTGGTGCTAGTGGATCGAGTAAATCCCGGACGTGAACTGGTAAAAAGATTAGGCGATCGAGCAGTTTTTGTAAGCGGTGCAACCAAGGCAAAAGACAGACAAGATGAATACGATGAAGTATCCGAATCAACTGATAAAATTATTGTTGCAACCTACGGTGTGGCAGCCGTTGGCATCAACATTCCTCGCATTTTTAATCTGGTACTTATTGAGCCTGGCAAGTCATTTGTTAGGGTAATACAAAGTATCGGGCGCGGCATTCGTAAAGCCGAAGACAAAGACTCGGTACAAATTTGGGACGTAACAAGCACATGTAAATTTGCCAAACGGCATTTGACCAAACGCAAAGCCTATTATCGAGAAGCAGATTACCCTTTTACACAACAAAAATTGGAGTGGATGACTTGACAATTATCAAAAACTATAGTATAGTAAAATTATGCGTATTTTAACATTAGAAAACAAAGCCTATAATTTAGACACGTTACCAGACGAAGTTGATGATATGAGATTTGCTATTTTAAATAATAGCGATCCCAGTGATCCTGATTATCATTTTATTCCTTTGATATTTTTGGAAAGTTTTTCAGCCCCGGCTCTAGTGCTAAAAATTGGCGAAGACATTATAAAGATGCCCATGGATTGGCAAGTGTTAATCGGTGAGCATGACATGGGAGACCTCGAAGTGTTACCGCTGACCAGCATCAACGATCGCGGGTTTTCGGTTTTTACACTGAATCCATTGACTGGGTTTCGTCCAGAATTTTTAAACATTGAAATAGTTGATGTATATCACGAAGTCACTTGGTATGCACCAAAACTGAGAAACGGTCAAATGTTAGCAGTGCCGTTAAATAACTATCCAAAGCCGTTTTGTGCATTTTTTGTCAAAGACATCAGCAGAAACTGTGAAGTGGTTGACTACGGAAAGGTTTGGTGACATGAAACAGTACGATAAATCAATGACACCCGAAGCTGCGGCAGCAGCAACTGAATTGAATTCAAATCGGCTCACACTTGAAAAACTAGATTCTGACTTGTCGGCACTGGAATCTAGATTTCAAGAAATTGAAAACAGTTTAAAAAGTATAAACAGACAGATAAATGAGTTTCGGGTATGGCAGTCACAGGCTGCTAGCATTATAAATCGAAAAGGTTAACAACGGAGTACAAGTTGAAGCTAAAATCAAAACGCATGATGCAATCTGACACTGCAAGAAAACGCAGAAAAACTTTGAAAAAGATTGTAGAAGAACGTACTGAAAACTTCTACGCACGAATGAGAAAAGCAAGGAAAAAGAAATGAAAGCTGGCAAAATTTGGGGACAGACTGAACTTATCCACGCTAACGGTGTATTAGAGTTTCACCGTATTGAATTCAAAGGTGGCTACAAATGTAGTGAGCACGAACACAGATTTAAATGGAATGGCTTCTTTGTAGAGTCAGGTCGAATGCTTGTTCGTGTTTGGCAAAAAGATTATGATCTAGTTGACGAAACTATTTTGGGCCCGGGAGATTTTACACAAGTCAAGCCCGGCGTTATTCATCAGTTTGAAGGATTAGAAGACGGTGTTGCTTTTGAACTGTACTGGGCAGAATTTAACCATAATGATATTGTAAGACGGACAGTTGGCTCAGCAACCGATGGATAAACTGTCAATTAAAAATGAAATGCAGCAGTTTGATAGAAAGAACAGATCTTTCTATGATGAATTGACTGCAGAAGAAAAGAAAAAGTTTTCGAACTATCTCATGATACGGTGGGGATCCAGTGTCCGCGGCAGTCGTGAACTACAAGAGTTTTATGTTGTTGCTACAAACGAACGGCTCAACAAACACTTTTTCTCGGTGAATCGAGATCCAAAACAGAAATGGTTAATGGCATCAAGTGTGTCACCGGCAATGGGAGATCAGTATCATCAATGGATCAAGCCCAAGTCTAAAACAAACAACAACGAAGTGAAAAAAGCCCTAGCAAAGTTATACCCTGCAATGAAACAAGCAGACATAGACGTACTTGCAACCCAAGTTACTAAAAAAGAGTTACAGGAATTGATGAAAGAATATGGAGAAAATTGATACTGTAGTACACCAATGTAGTTACTGTAACAAAATATTTAAAAAAGAATCAAGCCTTGTGGTGCATGTGTGCGAGCCCAAACGTAGATATCAACAACGCAACGATGTTGGTGTACAGATTGGATTGCAGGCATATATTCAATTCTATCGACAAGCACAAGGACAAACATCAAAAACATTTGATGATTTTGTAAAATCTCCTTATTATCGGGCATTTGTTAAATTTGGAAAACACTGTCATGAAATCAAAGCTGTAAATATTGAACAATTTATCAAATGGTTAATACAAACAAATCAAAAAATTGATCATTGGTGTAGAGACAGTGTTTATACAAAATATCTACTAAAACATGTGTTTGAAGAAAACAGCATCGACGCTGTGGCAAGAGCACTTAAAACCAGTCTTAAATGGCAAACAAAAACTGGCAGTCCTGCTGAAGATTACTTGCGTTATGGTAATAGAAATGCTATTGTATATGCAATAACAACTGGCAGAGTCACAGGATGGGTGTTGTACAACTGTGAATCAGGACAAAAAATGTTAGAATCTCTTAACACCGAACAGCTGGCAATTGTTTGGGATTGGGTCGATCCTGATCAGTGGACTAAAAAATTAAAAGA